TCATCTGTTCTGTGAGACATATAGTCTATTACTTGTTTACTTGTTAGTTTCATCTTCTATTATTTTAAATTGTTTTGAAATACTTATTACTATAGCTTCTACTATATCATAATTATCAGTGAATGATAAGTTGCTGAGTGTTATTTTGTTATCATAATCTAGTTCAAATTCATAGTCAAACATACCACAGTCAAAGTTATAATCTTCTAATGCTGAGTTTACTGCGTCATTAATTACATCTAATGTGGTGCTAGATATAACAGGTTTGTTTATATCTTCTAAATCTTTTTCTTTTTCTCTTAAATCATGTTGTAATGATACTATTTTTTCTTGTAAGCCTTTTACTGTAGCTTCTAACAGTTCTTTGTTTTCTGACATGTTATTTAATTTTAATTTATTATATTATCCGACTTTATTCGTATTTAGTTTGTAATAAAACGAGGTCGGGCAGGTGTGGTTCCTCTCGTATGCGTCTTATCACTGCGCACCGCGTTCGCTTTATCCTGCCGTTAAACCACCCTCACCTCGTTATTCATACCATATACCATACACTTTACACCCGTGACGTGTTGTGCATAGTAGTTTCTTTTCCTTTATTGGTTTTTCCTTTAACTGGCTTTTGTCCCAATACTTTGGATTTTTGCTGTTTAGCTTTCTTTTTTTTGTCATATTCTTCTATATTTTTTAATAGTCTTTCGTTTTGATTTAATTTTTTTCTAAATAATCTCATATTATATTATATCTTTGTCCATTAACAATTACTTTTACTTCTGGCTCTTCTTTAATTGACAACATATTAGACTGCTTTATGTAGTAGTTTTTGAGACAAAAGGCTATTAAATACTCTAGTCTTTCTTGCTCGTTATGTATTAGTACACGATCAATACTTTCAAATGTACGTATTACTGGTCTACCTGTATCATGATCAATCATTTCTACGTAACGTTTTTGTTTCTTTGTTTTGTTTAGTTGCCAACTCGGACAATAGCCACCTGCTTTAGTACGTCTTACATAACCACTAGCAAAACTTGCTACGTGTATTTCACCACCATATTGGTCTTTGACTGGTAATAAAAACTCACGTGTGCCATTTTTCTTTTGTCTTGGCGTTGTAACTTCTTGAATACCAAGTAGTTGTATTGTTTCTTTTATATTCATATTATTTAATTTTATCCTAACATTGTGCCATAACCTCGGCGTTGAGTTAACTTAGATATACGCGCAGCGTCACTGCTAGACATAATCTGTATGGAATTACCGGTTTTATGGTTGATTAGTGGTGCGCAACCGTATGCTTCGGTCGTGGAGCAGTCAACGCACACTTTGTAACCTAAGTCAACTCGGCCTTGAGGTATTATTTTATTACATTTACATTTCATATTATTCTGCTATATAAGTTAAACCTTTATAATTAAACCAACTAGTGATTTCGTCTGTACCAAATTTTTCTGGTAATTCACAGATAGAGTAACCTTTATGAGGTACCATATACCCGTTTTTATTTGATATTAAAAGTTGTTGTCTACCAGTTTTTCTATCTGGTTTTAAAAATTTAATTTTGTTTTGCATAGTATATAATTTTATTTGTTTAACATTTATATTATCCAATAGTATTCGTAATTAGTTTGTAAAATCTTTTATTTTATAGTAAATCCACATCACTAAGTACCAAAATCCTATTAGAATTACTGTGATTTTTAAGTGTTCTACTGGATTACCTTCGGGCATTGGTATCGCTTCGTACAGTTCCATTAGTCTACTTTGTTTTTTATTTTATTTAATTTAAGATATAGTTTTTGTTGTAATAATGTCAACCAGTAATTACTTCCCCAGCCTTCTTCATAACAACCATGAGAAGTATTACCTTCTTTAATGTCTTCTTGTTGCCACTCGAGTATATCCGCCAAATCACTTATCATTTCAACTACTTCTTTTTTAGTAAATGTTACTTCATCAGACTTATTTATTTGTCCATAACTTGTTAGTGCAATTGATAGTGCTGCGACACTTAATGTTAATTTTTTCATATTATTTAATTTTAGTTAGTCAATTTCATCACAGTTTTCACAGTCAAGAGATGAATAAAACTCTTCTTGAGTCATTTCTTCTACTTCTTCTACTTCATTTTGACACATACCTTTATTTCCATGTACTTGTCTCCACCTGTTATAGTCACCAAATTGTATTCCACAACTAGACATTAATGTTACTATTCCTAGTACTACTGTTAATTTTTTCATATAATTTTATTTTAAAGTTAATTTTTTATCAATTTGTATACAATTGTGTATAGCACTTTCAAGTAATTTTTGATTTATTTCATCTTCAGTTAAAGGTTTTTCATTTTCCCACACTTCATAAATAAATTTCCAACACTCAATTTTTGTTTTGAAGAAACTACCTGTTTCTCGACCAAAACTATCAGTTACATCTACTGAGTAATGTGTATTACCTTCATATTTTGTTATATTATAATTTCTCATATTATTACATTTTATTTAAATTAGACTTTATTCTGTTAATTTCTTTTTTGTAAAAATCACTCATATCAAAATCTTTAAATTGATAAGAATAGTGATAATACATTTCATATTTTTTTAATTTTTCTTGTAGTAAATTTTTTACTACTATTCCAGTTATATCATTCATAGTTTTATATTTTAATTGTTTAATAAATAAGTTAAGTCATCAATAGTTGTTTCTAACCACTTCTCTCTACACTCTGTTTTATTATATTTAAAAGTTGAGTTTAATAATAATTTTAATAATTTAATTTTAATTGTTTCTAACATAGTTTATTTATTTATATTTATAATTTATTTACAGTTATATTATCCAATACTATTAGTATTTAGTTTGTATATTTTGTTGTAGTGTGAGAATCGAACTCACAAAAACCATTACTACACTGTACTCATTCATTTTGATTTACCAGAAAACAAGTGAAACTAACTGGACTTTTTGTTATTATTACTCAGTAATTGTTTGTAAATTTCTACAAAAACTTGGTACACAATTTGAGTTAGTGTATGATTTGTATTTTTCAAAACAGTTCATACTTTCAAATCTTTCTTTGTGAGTATTATATACTTCATCATGATTATAAGAAACTGTTTCTTGTTTTTTGTTTACAAAAGTTATAATTGTATTTTTACCAATTAGACTTTTTCTGATTACAAATCTTTTTGTTGTTAAAGTGTTTTTTAAGTTTGACATAATTTTAATTTTTTAAGTTATTAATTTATTTATTTGTTTATTATATTATCCAATTTAATTAGTATTTAGTTTGTATTATTTATTTTAATTTAAAGAATATTTATTTAATTTAGAACTATTTAATAAATTTAATATTGATTTTTTATTTTTAAGTTCAATTATATTTATATAAATTAGTGATTTAAATTTTATTATATTTTTTATATTTATTTTATTATAATAATTAGGAAGAGTATGAAGTTGAAAAGGTATATATATATTATTATTTAATTTTAATATTTGTTGGTTATTTAATTTTAATTTATTTGACATAGTTTATTTATTTTAAAAAATTATTAATTTATTTTATTTATTTATTTTATTTTATTTATTATTATTATTATTATTTAGTTATTATTATTATCCAATATAGTTAGTATTTAGTTTGTAAAAGTAGTACATTTGTTTATGTGATATTTTTAGTTGACATGTTATACACTGACTTTCTCATTACACAATTTGAAATTAATTATTTACAAAAGTTATTATTGTGAAAGTTAATAATGAAATAAAACTTGAAATGTAAATGAAATTGAAAAGTGTGTTGATTAATTTTGACATAGTTATTTGTTTTTAGTTGTTACATATATATTATCCAAATAGTATCGTAGTCTATCTGTGAAAGTTGTAGTTAGTAGCAGCAGGGGGCCTATGGCGGTGGCTGGCAAAACGCAAAAAATTTCGGTGGCGGCAATGTAAAACAGGGCCCCGTGGGGTGTGGCAATGCGTTTCCGTAAAAGGGGGGAGGGGTAGGGGGAGGGGGTAACACTATACCCCTACATTTATAATAACTTTTTTTTGTGACATAAGCCTATTAATAAGAATTAAGTAACAGGCAAGTGTCACACTTTATGTAAATTACCTTTTTACTATGTAATAATAGAGTTATGGCAAAACAAAAACTTACACCTACTGCAAAGCGTATGAAAGCTGCTCGAGATAAGAGAGCTGCTATGACGCCGGAAAGGCGTAAGAAGAAAGCGGAAAACCAACGTTTAAGACGTGCTGCTACTAAAGCTGGTAAAAATATAAATGGTAAAGATTACGACCATAAAGATAAAGAGTTTAAATCAATAAAAGCCAACCGTGGTAATGACGGTAAAGGCACTAAAAAAGAAAAATAATATGAAACCTTTTAAATTAAAATCAGGAAACAAACCTTCTATAGTTAAATTATCTGGTGTTTCACCTATGCGTGACATGATAAAAGAAGAAGAATCAAAAGTACCTAAAACTACTGCAAAACAAGATGTAGACAACATGCTAAAAGCTTACAGAAGATTAGAAGCTATGGAAAAAAGAACTCCTGAGCAAGAGGCAAAGTTTAAAAAGTTAGGCAATAAGCTTGACGAAGTTTATAAAGACGATACAAGAAATTAAGGAAAGTCCTTAAACCAAGTTATTAACCAAAAATAAAACCAAAATGACTTATTTATACTACAAGACTAGTACAATGACTAGCAATGCAAAACCGAATGAAAAAACTATTAACCAATGGAAGCATCTAGCTGACAAAAGTAATTGGAGAATTACACAATTACCTAACGGTTTTTATCAAACTGAAGTAAATGACCCAGAAAATGATAAAAATTGGCATGATGTTACACGTAGAGAGACCATAGAAGGCGCTGAAGCTGCAATTAATGGCAGCATCGATCATTTTTCTAAAAAAATAGAGGCTACAAAAGGTCCAAAAGTAGTAAAAACGTTCAAATAGAACACAATTTAATTAAATTTAATCAAATATGGAATACAATCAGCCTAGCGAGATTGTCAAAGATGTAAATTTTGGCGAAAACGCTAATAAAAAAGTAGTTGCTGGCGTAGAAAAGCTAGCAAAAGCAGTAAAATCAACCTTAGGAGCGTCTGGTAAGTGTGTAATTTACGAAGATGCAAGAGGTTTACCGGTAATAACAAAAGACGGAGTAACAGTAGCAGAATCTGTTGTCTTATTTGACCCGGTTGAAAATATGGGTGCAACCCTTATTAAAGAAGCTGCTAGAAATACAGTAAGAGAAGCAGGTGACGGTACTACTACAGCTACCGTACTTGCTGAATCTTTATTAAAACAAGTTAACAAAAGTAAAGTTAACATTAGAGATATAAAAAACGGTATAAAAACCGGACTTGAAAAAGTAAATAATTACCTTGATAAGATTTCTGTCAAGATCGAAGGCGATATGCTGGAATCTGTTAGCTCAATAAGTTGCAATAATGACGCAGAGCTAGGAAAGATTATAGCAGAAGCTTATACTAAAGTAGGTAAAGATGGTGTGGTATTAATGGAAGAGTCTCCAACTGAAGAGACATATGTTGAAGTCGTAGATGGTGTACAAATAGACTCAGGACTCACATCACCACATTTTGTTACTGATAAAGATAAACAAGTTTGTGAACTTGATAATCCGTTAGTATTAATAGTAATGTCTGAAATACCTAACATACGTAAAATACAAACTGTATTAGAGTATGTTATAAAAAATAAAAGATCATTATTAATTGTTGCGTCAGTAGAACAACAAGTTAAAGCAGCGCTTTTAATGAACAAAGTAAAAGGTAATATAAAAGTTAACATCGTTGACTTACCAGGCTTTGGTCCTACTAAAAAAGATACAGTTGAAGATTTAGCATTTTTAGTTGGAGCTAAAGTTATAGATGAACAATTAGGTGATGATCTTGATTTAATAGATATTAATTGTCTAGGAGAAGCACATACTTCTATAACTGATGATAAAAACACGGTACTAACTGTTGACATGGAAGATAAACAATTAGATGAAAGAGTTAAGTCTATAAAAAAAATTATAGACAAAGAAGATAAAAACCCTTTTTTAAAGAAAAAACACCAGCAAAGATTAGCTATGCTATCAGGTAGTGTAGGTGTTGTTAAAGTTGGTGCTAACTCTAAGGTTGAAATGAAGGAGAAAAAAGATAGAGTTGAAGATGCAATACACGCAACTAAAGCAGCGCTTAAAGAAGGTATTGTACCTGGTGGTGGTATTGCTTTATTAAATGCATCGGAAAAAATTACAGCTGAAAGTTTAGGAGAAGAAATATTACTAAAAGCTATAAAAGCACCTTTTGTTACTGTTCTTGATAATGCTGGTATAAAAAATACATCTAGCATGATGGAAGGTAAAGGTATAGATGTTGTAACTGGTGCTTGTGTTGATATGATACAAGCTGGTATCATAGATCCTGTACTTGTTACTAAATCAGCACTTAAAAATGCAGTAAGTGTTGTAACTACTATAATATCTGCAGATTGTGTAATTTCAAACATGAGATTAAATGAAAGCAATAAATAGATATATAATAGTAGATAAAATAAAGATAGAACCTAAAAAAGTTGCTGGTCTTATAATGACAGACGATACAGATGTAGATAACCGCTACATAAAAGCAAATATAATATCGTGTGGTAATTTAGTTGAAGGATTAAAAGATGGTGACACGATATATTACGATAAACATGCTGGACACGATATATCTTTTAGAGATACTCTTTATAGAGTTATTCAAGATAGAGACGTTGTTCTAGTGGATTAACCTAAACCAAAAACCTAAACCCTTCAACCTAAAAACAAAAACAAATTATTAATTATTAAAAACAAAAAAATGAAAGAAGTTTATTTGTACTTTCGTACACAAGCTACTCTAGCGGATGACGATGATTCAGCTCAGTCTATTTGTATTCCTTTATCTAGTTTCAAAGGTATGCATCCAACAAGTGACACTGCGTTAACTATTTTTTACACGCCTCAAATTAGAAATGTATCTGACGGTCAAGATGGTAACGTAGCAAACAACGACTCAATTGTATTAACTGTTGGAACAAACGATCATAAAGACGCTATGACTGCTTTAGCTAGATTATTTGCTGGAGCTGCTAATGGTGGTATCCATCATGATGGGTTCATAGTAGTTGCTGATGATTTAGCTGCTACTTATGCTGTATCAGAAGTTACAGCTGTTGGAGCGATCACGCCTGCTGCTGCATTATCATAGTAGATGCGATTAACCGCGCAGGATCTGCGTGAAATGAATATCCTTAAGTATTACAGGCTCACTAGAAAGTGGGTCTGTAAAACTTACGGGTTAAAAGATGCAGATTTAGAATTATTAATTTATTTAGATTGTAAAAAAAGATTTACACGAAAAGATTTTATGGATGGAGTTTACACTTATTCATGGGATAAAACAAGATGGGACAGATTAAGAAACGAAGGTTGGATCGATGTATGGAGACATAGAAACAGAACAACTATCATGTACTCTGTATTTAAAACCTCGTGGAAATGTTCACAAATGATAAGTAGGATATATCGTATCCTGTTAGGTGAGGAAGACTTACCCACTTCAGAAAGAAGTGTATTTTACAAGAATAAATCATATACAGATAAAGTTTATAATAAAGCTATAGATGATATGATAAAAGATAAAAATAGATAATGGGATTTAAACTAGGTAAAGGTAAAAAACCATATATGTCAAGTGGTATTATAAAAACTAAACTAGGTTTTGGTAGAAAATCTGGAGGCGAAACTTCTATACCTGGTAATCCTGTAATAAGAAAACCGTTAGCAGAAGGAATACTTGGCGAAGCTAATATGGACGGAACTATATTTATTAGTGATAAATTAATACCTGGTAGCCCAGAAGAAAAACAAGTTATAAATCACGAGATGAGACATGCAACTGATATGAAACTTGGTAAGTTAGCGTACGATGACAATAGTGTTACGTATAACGGTGAAGTTTTTTTAAGAGAAACTAGAAACGGTAAGGATATGATTAAGGTTGATGGTAAATGGAAAGAAGCTGGTTCAGAAGGTTTTCCTTGGGAAAAAGAAGCCAATTATAAAAATGATCATGGAAGTGTTTAAAGATAATAATGATTGGAACGAAAAATCTATTATAGGTTTTTTAGCTTTTGCAATAATGTGTGTGATTATGTTAGTAGATGTAATTACAGGTTATTTTGGAAAAGACTTAGTAATTAATGAATTTATATACGATTCGTTTGTGTTTGTAGTAATAGGCTGTTTTGGTATAAGTGGTTTAGAAAAATTTGCAAAAAGAAAATAAATGCCAATATTAACTATATTAGACGGTATACCTCTTTTTTCAACCCAGCAAGAAGCTGTTGCTTATGCTGAGGCTAATTATGGTATATTAGGTTTTCATACTCATATTTTTAATAATCAAACTGGATATATGCCAGGAAGTAGTCATGATCAAATTTTAGTTGCTACAATGATAAATGTACCGTATACGCCACCAGTTACGAATGTTCCAAGTACAAACACACAACAAACAACAATACAAGTAAATACAACATCAACACCATCGACAGGATCAGGAGGTAGTAGCGGAGGTGGAAGTGGTGGAGGTGGTGGTGGATATTAAAAAAATAAAATATGTTAGATAAATTATTTACAGGTGGCGCAGCCGACCTAGTTAAAAGTGTAGGTGGTGTTATAGATGGTTTACACACGTCCGACGAAGAAAAACTAGCTGCAGAACAAAAAGTAAAAGAATTAGTTGCTAAATACGAAATAGAGATGGAAAAGAACATCACTGCTCGTTGGCAAGCAGATTTAAAATCAGATTCATGGCTTAGTAAAAATGTTAGACCTATGGTTTTAATATTTTTAATAGTATGTACAATGTTATTGATATTTATAGACGCAGGCGCTATAAAATTCGATGTTAAAGACACATGGGTAGATTTATTACAACTAGTATTAATAACTGTGATCGGCGCCTATTTTGGTGGTCGATCATTTGAAAAAGTAAAAAAATAAAATTATGAGAAAATATTTTAACGTAGATGTAATTCCAGACTGTATTGCTGGAGACGTGTCTGATAATAACGGGACTGATGATGTAGGCGCTGGTGATATCATATTTAACTGGACAGCGGTAGACGTACCGAAGGGATCTTGTTGCTTAAGAAGTATTTCTGCTTATGTCAACGCAGAAGATGGCGCTTATGGCTCTGGATCTTTAACTGATCTTGAATTAGTATTTGCAAAATCAGTTGATGGTACTGCTCCTCCATCTTTAGGTGATATTAACGGTGTACAAACCGCTTGTGGTGAACTTAGACATCACTATGTTGGCGGCGCGAGACTAGAAAGTATTGCAGCAACTGGAACGTTATCTAAACTAACTTTTGGCGTGGGTTATATAGCTGGAACAATGGCTAATGATAGTGGGGGTAAAGGTGGTCAAGGTTTACCTTTAGTAATTGATTTAGAACCTGATAGTGGTATTAACGTGGGTTTTGACAAGTTATACGTAGCAGGATTTCAAGTTGGAGCTAGAAATTATGGAACTGGTGTTTTAGCTGATGGAGCGGTTGACGCTTCTTCTGCTCAATCTACAAGTATAACTGTTAAAGGAGTAGATGCAACAAAGTTATTTAGCGTAGGTGATCAAGTATATGTAATGGATTTAGATACTCCAATACCTGGTACTTTAACAGCGGTTACTGCTACTACTTTAACGTTTTCAGAAGCTAACACGACTGTAGATATAACTGACGAAGATGAATTATTAAACGCTAATCCAATTAGAATTAAACTTGGATTTGAAAAATAAAAACAAATTAAATTAACTTAAATTAAATAAAATGGCAAAAAAAGAAAAGGTTATAGATCTTAAATCTGAAAAGATTACAGATGAACAATTAAAAGAAGTTCAAGATACCGTTAATAGCATAAACAGATCTCAATTAGAAATAGGCAATATAGAGTTAAAAAAACATGAAATGCTTCATGGTATGGCTGCTTTGAGAGAAAAATTAGTTTCGTTACAAAAAGAATTTGAAAAAGATTACGGTACATTTGATGTAGATATTCAAACTGGTATTATAAATTATCCTGACAATGGCGAAACTAATTAGAAAAATAAGTGTAGGTAAAGACTACAAGAACGACGCTATGCATTACGCGGTTGGTCAAGAAGTTTATGGTGGACATACTATTTGTGATATACTAGAAGAAGAAGAAAAATATTCTATTTATATTAGAAAAAATAAAAATGTGCTGCCCTGGAAAGACTTCAATAAAAATATGGCTGTATCTGTAGAGTATAATCTAGAATACTAATGAAAAGCGTTTACAACTTTGTTGTAACGCCAAAAGGACAAAGATATAACAATAAAAAAAAAGTTGGTGATTCAGAGTTAATACTTAACACAGAAATATTTAATCATCAATATATAAATAGAGAAGCTATTGTTATATCAACTCCAATAGTTGGTGGTACAGATATACAGCCAAAAGACACAGTTATACTTCATCATAATGTTTTTCGTAGATGGCACAACCAGTATGGTGTGGAAAAAAATAGTAGAAGCTATTTTAACGAAAACACTTATCTTGTTAACTATGATCAGATATTTTTATATAAAAGAAGTAACAACTGGATAGCGCCAAAAGGCTATTGTTTTGTAAAACCTTTAAAAGCTACAAATCAATTTAACACTGATCAAGAAAAGCCTTTACAAGGTATAGTTAAATATTCAGATGGTACATTAAAAGTCGGTGATCTAGTAGGTTTTAGACCAAACAGTGAGTATGAGTTTATTGTTGACAACGAAAGACTATATCGAGTTTTATCAAATTTTATTACAATTAAATATGAATATCAAGGAAACGAAGAAGAATATAATCCAAGCTGGGCGAAAAGCAGTTAATGAACTTATAAAAGTTGCTGAAGAAAAAATCATTACTAACACTGAAGACGATGTTAGTGCTGATAGATTAAAGAATGCTGCAGCTACTAAAAAGTTAGCTATATTTGATGCGTTTGAAATACTTAATAGAATCCAAGAAGAAGAAAACTTGCTTGAAGGTAAATCACCTGAAGATAAAAAAGCAAAAGTATTTAAAGGGTTTGCAGAAGGAAGATCAAAATGACATACGAACAAAGCTTAGTTAAAACAATAGAACCTATTAAACGTACGACTATTAGTCGACTTAACAAATCTAAAAAATGGAAATATGGATACAATAAAGAACATGATATTATCGTTATATCAAAAACTGGTAGAATTGGTGAAATACTTGAAATACAAGGTCTGCGAGTGGCGTTGCCAAGAGTGCCAAGACAAGTGTTCAAAGGCAAACTAAATAAATGGCAAAGATTTGAACAACCAAAAGAACTTGGTAGGTTAAAAAATATATTTGACTGGAGAGCATACCCTGAAGACCAAAAAGAAAAGTGGTTTGATTATATAGACGAAGAATTTAAAAGAAGAGAAGAAGGCTTTTGGTTTATTAACAATAATAAGCCAACATATATAACAGGTACACATTACATGTATTTACAGTGGAGTAAAATTGATGTAGGCGCACCTGACTTTAGAGAGGCAAACAGACTGTTTTATATATTTTGGGAAGCGTGTAAAGCTGACAAAAGATGTTATGGTATGTGCTACTTGAAGAACAGACGTTCAGGCTTTTCGTTTATGTCATCTGCAGAAACAGTTAATTTAGCTACAATATCGAGTGATAGTAGATATGGAATACTTTCTAAAACAGGTGCTGATGCAAAAAAAATGTTTACAGACAAAGTAGTACCTATTAGTATTAACTACCCTTTTTTCTTTAAACCAATACAAGACGGTATGGATAGGCCAAAATCAGAACTTGCTTATAGAGTGCCTGCTAGTAAGTTTACTAGAAAAAAGATAACTACAAATGAACAGGTAGAAGATATACAAGGTTTAGATACAACTATAGACTGGAAAAACACAGGTGACAATAGTTATGATGGTGAAAAGCTAGCGTTATTAGTACACGATGAAAGTGGTAAATGGGAAAGACCAGATAATATATTAAACAACTGGCGAGTTACAAAAACTTGCCTTAGACTTGGTAGTAGAATTATAGGCAAATGTATGATGGGCTCAACTTCCAACGCCCTAGACAAAGGTGGAGATAACTTCAAAAAACTATACAATGCAAGCGATGTCACTAAACGAAATAGAAACGGTCAAACAAAGTCTGGTTTATATTCTTTGTTTATCCCAATGGAATGGAACTACGAAGGATTTATTGATGAGTACGGAGTTCCAGTATTCACTAACCCTAGTATCGACGTGTTTGCCCCAGACGGTGAACTAATAGATATAGGTGTAATAGATCACTGGCAAAACGAAGCTGAAGGTTTAAAAGGAGATCAAGATGCTTTAAACGAGTTTTATAGACAATTTCCAAGAACTGAAGAACACGCGTTTAGAGATGAAACAAAAAACAGTATATTTAACTTAGTAAAAATATACGAACAAATAGATTACAATGAAGAAATGTCTAGAACTTTAGGCATTACAACCGGTAATTTTCAATGGGTTAATGGAGTAAAAGATTCACGGGTAATATTTTATCCAGATCCAAAAGGTAGATTTAAAGTTAGTTGGGTACCACCTCAAAAACTACAAAATAGAGTGATACTTAAAAACGGTATTAAATATCCTGGTAATGAACACGTAGGAGCATTTGGTTGTGACTCTTACGATATATCAGGAACCGTAGATGGACAAGGATCTAAAGGAGCATTACACGGCTTAACCAGGTTTAGTATGGAGGACGC